AAAGTCATCCATGTTTAACTCTTTGCTTTCTAACTTCTTGCAAATATTTCTGTTGAAGATCTTGTAGATCTAAATACATCTCTTTTAAGATCTTATCGTTAACAGTATGATCTTCATGTGCGTATGGATATACATCATTACAGATGTGATTAAGATCCCTACAGGCATTGTATAAAATCATACCTTTATCAACTGACATCTGGATCCGTACCTCTTAGCCATGTTCTTGTTTCTTTGCAGAACCATTGGTCCTCAAATCTCTTTGGTCTATGGCTGTACTTCTTGCCTTTAGATTTTTCTTTTCCTGGTATCAACTTTTTAGCCATTTGGATTTTCCTTACTAAGTATTCCTCTTGTTAAAAACTCTTGTGCTTTTCGGATCAAGACTTGCTTGCTTGCCTTGCATGTATAAACCTTGCCTTGCACTACTACTGTTATCTTGTTCTCTGTCGGTATCACCAGCAACTCGTTTAAGGGCAATTCGATTGAACCAGTAGAGCTTTCCTTCTCTGACATGTTTGATGACTCCTTTGTTCGCAAGTCTTGTGGTCCTTCTTTGAGCCGAGGGAGAAATGTCTCCCCATAAAATTTGCGAAGCTTGCTTAGTGTTGACCAAGATGCTGTTTTCCTCTGCATCTTTCATTTACTCCTCCGTATTACCAAATAAATTTACGCTTAATAATTTAATGAAATTGTCACCAGCTTTTTCTTGGATCTGAACTCCAACTGTGTAGCTGTTTGTCTTTAGCCATTTGGTAAACATACTTATAACTTCTTGATCGTCTTGGCTGGGACCTTCCTTGCCACAATTAATCCAAGCGGAAGCTTTAATATCTTTAAAGCCTGTAGCTTCTCCGTTAGCCCAGTTTTGCTTTATATCTTGATGTACTGTAACTCTTGAGTTACCCATATGCGGTCTTCCCATTTACTTTTTCTCCTTTAATTCAGTTTCTTTTTTCTTGTAGTGTTCAAAAATACGAACATGTCCTTCTGGATTTGTTTCTTCAAAAAATTTTAATGCATCTGCATTGTCCATCTTCCAGGACATGAGGGCTGGCAATCTTGTTGTTTTTACAATGCCATCGATCAAGTTAGCTTCCATTGATTTTGGATCTTGTTTTTTTATTGGAGTTTCTTTTTTTATTAGAGTTTCTTTTTTTATTGGATTGCCATCCGTATCATCACCAGATGCAAGATTTAACATGGCTGATAAAATGTATCTTTTAAGATAAGTAATATCAGATCCCAAGCCTTGCAAATTGTTACCAGCACGAAGACTATGTTCCTCTGGCATTTCAACAATAGATGCTGGACTAAGATGTCCATTCTCATGGATCATGTGGGCTTGTATAAAGTTACCCCTGATCATTATGTATGGTGTAAGACCACATTCTGGTCCATGCTCTCTAAAGGCTTCTATAAGCTTGTCATAAGTAGTGTATGTATTGTTATGAGACTTGCCGTCTTTTTCAATTAACCTCATCTTGCTTTGAAACTTCACAAGAGATGAAGCTAGATCAGGATCTATCTTATCAATTGTACTGATCATCTCAGGAGCCTTTTCATTTTCTATTTTAACTATTGGTAAATTTAGATCTGCATTCATTTATATAACTCCAAATAATAATTTAGCTTCATCAAGGACCTCTGGATTCATACTGCTCCATGAGATGTGATCCCAATCAGGTATAACCATCTGGACCAACTCTTTCAGGCTGTCGCTTTTTCTTAAAATGTGTTCGTGTCTTTTTAGATCTTGAACAATGTTCTGCATTGTGTTGTTCAAATGATCTTGTTCCAGCATCCAATCACCATTCTCTGGGTGATAAACTTTGCTCTCTACATTATTGGCGCAAACGATAACTGGTTGTCTGTTGAAATAGGAATTGTATACGCTAACCTGATTAAGCCATCCAGCATAAGGTGTTTTCGGAATGCTACCTTTACTCCAGGTGCGTGAACCATCCTTCCGTGGAGGATTCAGACGAGGTGAACGGATTTTTAGCTCAATCAGGTTACAAAAGTCAGGCTTGAAGTAATACGGAAGCTCAATCCCATTAAGCTCCATAAATACATCTGTTTCTCCCTCCCATTGGTTTAAGCCTAACAATTGAAAGGCATGCTCTAAACCTTGCATAGCATGATGCACAGTATCATCTAAAGCTTCAAAGCATGCCTTTGCTTTAAGCTCGTCATTAGTGGCATATGCATAGGGTTTGTATACATCCATCTCATGTCGAGCTGTGTCCTCAATCTCCTTTCTATTTTTTGTTTGATAGATCCTCTGTAATTCGTCTAGGGGAAGCAGACGAGCATCACAGATGGTTTGAACTGTTCTACCAAGGCACATCGGAGCTGAGTCATACGAATATTTATCTATAATCTTAAATGCTTGTCTTCGTATTTTTTGTTCATCTATTTTTGAATCATTTAAAAGCTTCCAGGCTTTGTCAGTTTGAGGTCTTATAAAAGACTTATCAAAAACTGTTTTACTAAAATGTTTACTGGCTGGATTACTATGCCATTTGAATTGATGGATCTTAGCCCAATCTGGAAAGGTGCCAAATGAATCTCTGTTTTCTATGTTTAACTTTTCTTGCATGATAAAAATATTCATTTACAAGACCTAACAAGTCAACAATAAATTCTTACAAAATCACTCAAATGTCTTCACAAGTCATTAGAGATGTTTATAAGGCTGTGGATAACATTAAAAGACAGAAAAAAAATTAAAAAAAAAGGGACATTTCTGTCCCTTAAAATTTAAAATTTACATTGCACCTTATTCTTCGGTATCTTCAAAAGCTACTTTCATACCTTGCGCAAATGGATTTACTATAGAAGTTATTACTGGAGTAGCCCAGTCTAATTCTATCCCATCCAGATTTTGGTCTACAGGCAAAAACTTATAATCATCATGTAAATAATCTTCATCTAACAATTGAAATAACCTAGGAGCCTTTCTTGTCCTTCTTGGTTTTTCATACAAAATGCCAGTAAGAATTTTATCTGAATCTTTTAACTTACAAACAGACAAGCTATTTAAAGCATTCCTGTGAATAATATTTTTTACCATAGGTCTATGGATAACTAACCAATAATGAAAATCTTGCATGTGAAAATCACTGTCATCTTGATAATTGTTTTGATCATCCCAGCCAGAGAACATAATAGCAGAGGTCTTTACTTCTGGTCGAGCTACAGTCATCCAATGCGTTAAATACTCACATGTTAAAAACATCTTTCTATCAGTAGTTTTAAAAAGATTTACCTCTCTTTCAGGTCTATTGAAATGTCCAATAATTTCCATTTGACCAGGCGCAAGAGAATTTTCATATAGATCTGCATCCTTGCATTTACTTGTCATTAAGCCGAGTGGATCTGTTGCTATGTTGTATTCATCAATAAGAACTTCCGCATATTTTTCAGCCATCTCAAAACTTATTGGGCTTTTGCCATGCCTGTGCTTTGAAACTGTTTCTGCTTTAATATTAAGAAACTCAGCAAGTTTATAATTTTCTAAATTATATGAAACTATTAACTCGTTTAATGCATTTCTTAAATGATGCGCATGCTGTTTATTTTCATTAAGTGATTGAACATTATTTTTAGACAATTCTTTATCCTGTTGTATCTTATCGACTAAAATAGCATTAGCTCTCTCTTGATGTAAAACAAAAGCTGATGGGTTTATATTTTTTATCATGTCATTGACCTCCGCAAAAAAGTATATTAACTTGGTTTAATAAGTCAAACGAATTAGTTTTCGAAATCCCAAAAAATTATTAGTAAGTTAACAAGATGTGTTGATAAAAATTTAACACGCCAAAAAAGGATTCGAAATGTATTTAATAGATTGGAAGAAGTCGCAAGCAAAAGGTGAAAAGCAAATTACCTGGAAACAGCTTGCGCATAGATTTGGCATTAGTGATGGATCTATCATAAGACGATGGACTCTTGATGCGTATGACAAGAATTTTAATTTCCCTGGACCAGATAATATTCTCAATGTTCAAACAGCCACGCTTGGCGAAGTGACGAGTAAAGATTTTTATGAATGGTTTGAAAACACACAAACTAAAGAAAAGGCGGAGAAATTTCATGCGAACAGAACCTAAAGTTAGAATGGTAGATAACAAACCAAGAAGAGAAGACGAAATATTTATGATAACGGCAGAACAATTACAATTTTGGATGGACCAAGATGTTTCACCACAAGAAGCCATGGAAGCTCTTGGCATTAGACCAAACAAGTTTACTGGAGCTGGCTGGAAGAAGGCTGACTGGATGGATGTTGGTGTGTCTTTGGTAAAGATCTGGGCTGACCATTAGTGGGAAAGAAGAAGGTTGTAAGTGTTGGTAAATGTTTTGTCTGCAATAGGATCCATTACAGCCATCTCGGTGGATGGGTTTTTAACGGCAAGAACCAACTACATTGTTACGAGCTTGACTTTCAAACAGGAGAATTAAGGACAGATTGTTTTGAAAAAACGAGAAGAGAAGCAGAAGCCAGAATGGGATTGGAATGCAATCGGAGCGGACTTCGAACTGTTTCCGCAAAAGAATTACTTAGCAAAATTAAGGGCAATATGGAGGAGGATTTACAAACATGACGAATTGTGATAACGAAAAGGCTTATATAAGCAAGGGCAACGAATCAGCCCAAGATCTGCTTAATCACCTAAAAAAAATTAACTTAAAAAAAGCAAGTGACTGCAAGCCATCAGTTAGCCAGGCTAATATAAGACAGGCAGATCTAAGCAAGACATTGCAAGACACAGTTAAGCATATGAATGCTTATTATGTCGTAGCAAAAGACAAAAGCCAAAAGCATGGCTATGTCGAGAACATGACACATAAGAAGCTAACAAGAGCCAGCAGTAGCATGTCCAGAGATGCCTGGAAGGATCTAGCACTGCGAGTTAGCAATATGGACTACAATCAAAAGCAAGAATGGATTAAGCATGCAGACTATTAAACAGCATGAGATAGATCTCATACTTAACAATGGCATAGATCACCTGGATAACCTATTAGCGGAAGCATGCGAGACTGAAAAGATGATGCCTTCTGTGAGGGTAAAACAAAGGCTAACACATTGGATGGACTACAAGACAGAATGGACTGCTTATGGCTATAGCAAAGGCAAGTCACGACTTCCTAAACCTACACCAAAACAAATTGACCGATACGATCTTGTCATAGAAATGCTAAGTGAGCATTGCACACTTGAAGAGAGAAAGCTTATCTGGGCTGTAAATCATAGCGGAGCATTTCGTGACAGAGGACCACAATGGTCCAAGATTGGAAAGATCTTGCACATCAATTACAGGACTGTGAAGAGACGATACCTGGATGCACTCTACAAGCTCTGGTACACACTGAAGCCAAACACACAAAATATTGAGCATAAAGTGTTGCCAATGCAGTCAAATTCGCTTAATAATAGATAACCTAGAGCATTTTTGTGCGCACCTTATATCACAAATAAATCAAAAAAATCATTACCTCCTCCCTATTGGCTAGTAGACTCATCGGCAGTCCTTTGCTTTGTCTTGCTCTGGGACTAGCCTTGAGAGGGGTATAATCAGGAGAGGACTATGAGAGTACTATTAGACAAATTTGAAGACACATTATTGGAATACTTTGAAGGACTAACAACACCAGGCTTATATAAGCTTCTTGGCATTACATTGGTCGTAGCAACAGTATTGTTTTTACTATGAGCTTATACAAGAACATGAATGCTCGTAAGAAGGCTGGAACAAGTCGAAGCAAGAAAGATAGCACTGTGTCTGATAAATCGTATGCCAACATGAAAGCTGGCTTCCCCAAGAAAAAGAAGAAAACATTAGTAGGTTAAATGGCTAAAGCAAGAGTTAACAAGACTACATTTAAAGAGATCTTAGATCGCATCATAGATGGTGAGAGTCTAAGACAGATCTGTACTGACGATGGCATGCCTTCGGACAGGACTGTTCTACGCCATGTGCAAGACAGTGACGAGAACTTTGAAGAGTATATGAAGGCTAGAGCATTACAAGCTGAGAAGATCTCAGACCAACTGTTAGACATGTGGAATGAGAGCTATCCAATAGATGTTAAAGAGAAGCATACAGAGATATTAAGAAGGGATAAGATGTCCTATTGGCTTGATAAGAGAAGGACTCAACTACAGCCACGAGGATCTTTACGCAACAAGGTAGAGGACAAGCAAGACAGTGGTGAGATAACTATTCGATGGGGCAATGAAGATGGGTAAGCTCAACATGAATAATCTATTACCACCAGGTATTAAACCAACAACAGATCAAAGCAATAAGAAGAAGCAAGGACCAGTAGACCTAGGTGGAAGACCTAGCAAGTATGGATATGCTAGACCAAGAGATACATTACTGTAGGTGGCTATGATGGTTATGCAATGCGGTGCGTGTCGGCTTTCTATGCGCGCATGCGATTGCTGACAGATCTGAGGGGTATGGTTCCCCTTAATATTGGCAGATCTGTGGGAATAAAATGATCGTGACTCCATTCACGACTCCAAACCTACAAAAAAGGTAAGGCGTACCCCCAAAAGAAAAGTCCGTGAAGCTTATATGCTTTTACACCTATCGAGGAGACACACACATTGACTGAGGTAATCATACCCTATACTCCCAGACCTTTGCAGAATGATCTGCACCAGGAGTTAGACAATCATAGATGGGCTGTAATAGTTTGCCATAGAAGATTCGGCAAGACTGTTATGGCTATAAATCATTTACTACGAGCAAGCATTCTTAGCGATAAAAAAAATCCAAGATTTGCCTATGTAGCTCCCACATACCGACAAGCTAAATCGGTGGCATGGGATTATATAAAACAATTTACAAGTAAGATTCCCAATATAAAATTTAATGAAACAGAATTGCGATGTGATCTTCCGAATGGAGCAAGAATAACTCTCCTAGGATCGGAAAATCCAGACAGTCTTAGAGGTATATATTTAGATGGTTGTGTTATCGATGAGGTCGCTGACATGCCAGAGAGTGTCTTTCCAGAAGTAATAAGACCAGCTCTATCCGATAGAAAAGGTTTTTGTTATTTCATTGGAACTCCTAAAGGACATAATATGTTTTATGATCTTTATGAGAATGGAGAAATACAGCCTGAGTGGTATACGGCTTTGTATAAGGCTAGTGAAACAAATATATTAGATGAAGAGGAATTACGCCAGGCATCACAAACCATGTCTCCAGATCAATACAATCAGGAGTTTGAGTGTAGCTGGGTAGCCAATATACCAGGATCTATTTTTGGATCCGAGATGGAACAGTTACAAGAAGATGGAAAAATTACAACATGCCCTTACGATCCTTCTCTTAGGGTTGATACCTACTGGGATCTTGGTCTTAACGATAGCACTGCCATATGGTTTGCACAAACATCCAGAGGTGGAGCTGTATCTGTTATCGATTATTATGAAGTAAGAAACGAGGGGCTTCCGCATTTTGTTGGTGTCCTGGAAGATAAAGAATATTTATACGGCACACACAATGCACCACATGATATTGAGGTCCGTGAACTTGGTACAGGAAGATCCAGAAGAGAAGTAGCTTATGATCTTGGAATTAATTTTAGGGTTGTTCCGAAATTGCCAATAGAAGATGGCATTCATGCTGTGAAGATGATGCTTCCCAGGTGCATGTTCGATGTCAAAAATTGCAAAGATGGTATCGAAGCTCTTCGGCATTATCACCGAGCTTACAATGAGAGGACCAGATCTTTCCGAGCTACGCCAGTCCACGATTGGACCAGCCACGGAGCGGATGCCTTTCGGTATATGGCAGTCGGTTTAAAACAACAACAAGTCCAGCAAGCTCCACAAAGTTTTGCTGATAATAAATGGGATCCGTTGGGATCTGATAAAAGGATGAAAGCAATTGGCTAAAACAAAGAAAGTATATGTTCCAGTGGAAACACAAGCGCAAGCTAATCCAAATGATCCTTTGGAGACAGATCCAGTAGCACCAGTAACGGAATCGTATACAACTGAATATTCAAACAAGAAATCTTTCATAGATCCAACAACTGGTGAAAGCATTATGTTAAATGCTGGGGATCCAATAGATCCAACTATGATCAATGAAGGTGAAACTATATCTCCTGATCCAGTTATTCGTTATAAAGATATGGTTCAAAGAACAAAAGAAATGCTGATGAGAAGGTTTTCCAGGAAGAGTACAATCGTCACTGGTCCAATGGGATTGATGTCACCGACTCCAGTAGCCTATGCTGGTGCTTTTGGTATTACCGATGGTGCAACTTCAGATCAGATTATTGAGCAAGGTGCAGACCAGGGCTTTGTTCCTTTAGATCAAATAACTATGACACCAGATGAAGAATTAGAAAGTTTAATTCTTGATACTTTGGACTCATAGGTCAAAAAAATTTTTAACAATACCCCAGAAGGAAAGTAAATGAGTACAACAGGATTAGAGTTAGATCTTAGCGGAATAGATCCTAATTTGTTAATGGGACCAAACAATCAAACAGCTAATGCTGTCTCCTCTTCTGGTGGATCTTTAATGAATAATGATGCTGGTGTTGGTCCTGATGAGGTTGTGCCAGCCGAGGGAGAAACAATAGATGCTAATTCAACTCTTAAAACAACTGGTCTTGACACCACTTTACTCTCTACTGTTTCAGGTGAGACAACTGATAACACTCCTCAAATTGCTGGTGCTGATGGGGCTACTTCTTCTGCTAGTATTGATGTTGAATCTGTAACTCCTGATTTTGTTTTAGATCCTAACTGGCAGACACTTGGGTTTGATAACGAACAATCTACTTGGACTGAAAACTCTGACGGAACTTTTACACAAAATCTTAATATTGATTTTGGCAGTAGCATTGGAATAGAAAATGCAAATTATGTGTGGTCCAAAGATGGACAATTTATAGGTCTTGATGACGGAACAAGAACACCAATCACAGGATCTAGCCAGGAGGATTCCATACCTGGTGCAACTGGTGAAGATTCTATTGTTGGCGGTGATGGTAACGACACACTTGAAAATGTATCGACAATAAATACTGAGCCAATCGAATTAGATAATGGCGATCTTGCTTATGGATTTGATAGCAATAATGATGGCGAAATAGATACTTATAGAATTGAAGATTCAACTGGAGCTGAAGTAGAAACAATTAATGCTGATCAATTTACTGGTGTTGGTTATGTTGCTGGAGCAACTACTACTACTGATATTGTTACAGCAGAGACACAGTCAACTGATGTAAGTTATACAACTATTGCTAGTGGTTTAGAATCTGGTGATGTTTGGCTTACAGGATCTACAGATGAAGATGGCGATGGTATACCAGATGGTATTTTAAAAACAGGACTATCAGCAGAGCAAATAGAAGAACATACATTTGAAGATGGATCTAAAGGGTTTATTTTTTCAACTGTCCTTGCTGGTGGTGGTAGAAACCCTTTTTTCAGCGAAGATATTGATTTTGCAATGTATTGGAATGATAACGGACAGCTTGTTGGAAAAGATAACAAGGGTTATGAAGGCATGACTCTTACTTCTACAACTGTTTCATCTAGCGATGGCGATGGTGATGGTGATGGCGATACTAACACTGTTGGCAATACAGGCTTAGATCAAGAAACTTATGACACTGTTAAAACAACATTAGAAGGAATTTTAGTAACAACTGGATCTGATACAACAGATGAGCTTGTTGGTTACTATAGTGAAATAGAAGGTCTGTTTGCTACAGGCGAAGACGGATCTTTAACAGAAGAAGACCAAGTTAAATTAACAGCTTTCTGGAACACAATGATAGACCAGGGTGAAACAACTGGCGTAATTATGTCCTCTAAAACTATGGGCGATTATTTTGAACTCGTAAAAGAATATACTGGTCAATATAACGGAACAATATCTGAAGCCGATATGGATCAATTCTTATCTGATTGGTTAGCTGAATCTGTACTCTTTGTTTCTGGATTAGATAATTCTCAGAAATGGAGTTTAGATAATATACAAGATCATAGCCAATACGAAGGTTTAGGAAATTTAATACAGCTTGTTTATGGAGAAGGAAGAACATTAACAGCCGAAGAAGCAATGCGTTACTTAACAGATTACTCCTGGAAGGCTGGCGATGATTGGACCTATGGTGTAGGCGGTGATGGTATTGCCGATAATGAGCTTGGTGTAACTAACTTCCTTGTTCAACAAATGATTTTAGATGCTAGAGGTACGGACCAAGAATATGTAACTACCTTCTGGTTAGCTAATGAAGATTTAGATCTATCGGCTTATGGGTTAACTCTAGATGAAGTAGCCGAAGCTTGGGGTACGACCACAGAAGAATTAAAAATCAATACAGCAAAAGCTAAAAAAGATAGCAAGAAAAAACAATCCAGTGGATCTTTCTTTGCACCTAAAGATGTTGTTCGTATAGGTGATGAAGATCCAAATGCAACAAAGCAAGGTCAGACAAGAGGACCTAATTTTAGAAACAAAACTCGTACTGCTTCCCTTCTCGGTGGAAGCGTAAACAAGAAAACTTTAGTAGGATCATAAAATGGCTGATGAAGAAATAATAGATGTAGAGCCATCTATAAATGAAGATACAAAAAAAATAGCTTCTAAACTTTTAGACAGACTATCTTCTTTAGAAGAGCAAAGAGAATCTTGGGAAGATCATTGGCAAGATGTTGCTGATTATATTGTTCCTAGAAAAGCAGACTTTACTCGTACAAGATCTGCTGGCGATAAAAGAATGGATAAGATCTATGATGGTACAGCCATACATGCATCCGAACTTTTATCAGCATCTATTCACGGCATGTTAACTTCTGCATCAACTAACTGGTTTAATTTATGCTACATGAACTTTCAGCTAACTTTGATTGACGAAGCAAAAGAATGGTTAGAAGAAGTAGAAGCAATAATGTATGCACATTTTCATAGATCTAATTTTCAAGAACAGATCCATGAACTTTACCACGATCTTATAACTTTCGGCACAGGCGTTATTTATGTTGAAAGCAATCCTGAAACTGGTTTTCGTTTTGAGACAAGACATATCTCTGAGTGTTTCTTAGCTGAAGATAGCGAAGGAAGAGTCGATACTGTTTATAGAAAATATAAAATGTCCGTGAGATCTGCTCAAAAACTTTTTGGTGAAGAAGCATCTTCTCGTATTAACAAACTTATGAAATCAAATCCTCACGAAGAGATCGAGATCGTTCATGTTGTTATGCCAAGAGATGAAAGAGATATTGAAAAACTATCTTCTGAAAATAAACCCTTTGCATCTATTTACATAGATCCAGAGGAAAAAGTAATCATCAAAGAATCTGGTTTTGACGAATTTCCATACATGTGTCCTCGATACTTAAAAGCAAGTTTTGAAAGAGGGTACGGAAGATCCCCAGCTATGCAAGCGTTACCAGATGTAAAAATGCTAAATAAAATGAGTGAAGTTACAATCCGATCTGCTGAGAAACAAGTAGATCCTCCTCTTATGTTACCTGATGATGGTTTTATGTTACCAATAAGAACTGTCCCTGGTGGTTTAAATTTCTACAGAAGTGGAACAAGAGATAGACTGGAGCCTTTACAAACTGGATCTAATAATCCTCTTGGTCTGCAAATGGAAGACCAAAGACGACAAGCGATAAGATCTGCGTTTTATGTCGATCAATTGGTCATGGGGGCTGGTCCTCAAATGACGGCTACTGAGGTGGTTGCAAGGACCGAGGAAAAAATGAGATTACTTGGTCCAGTCCTGGGGAGATTACAAGCTGAATTGCTCCAGCCCCTTATTAACAGAAGCTATAATATCTTATTAAGGCAAGAACAATTGCCACCACCACCACAAGTTATTGCTGGTCAAGATATTGAGATTGAATATGTATCTCCATTAGCTAAAGCTCAAAGGCAAACAGATGTGCAATCAACAATGCAAATGCTCCAGGTTGTTCAGCCAGTAGCACAGATAGATCCAACTATTATTGATCACCTAGATGGCGATGGCTTAATTAAACATTTATTAAAAAGCTTATCCATACCAGCATCCGTTATACGATCAGAAGATGAGATCCAAGCAAGAAGAAATAAAAAGCAAGAGGAGCAACAACAGCAAGGTCAGATGCAAGAGCAAATGCAACAAGCCGAAATAGCAAAAAACTCAGCTCCAATGGTAGAAGCTTTTAATCAAATGGACACGGAGGAAGTCTAAATGGAAAATGAAGTTAACCCTGAAGAAGAGTTAAAAAGACTACATGCAATGTATGCAAACTTTGCTCAAAATGCCATTGGTCAAATTGTATTAGATGATCTGAAAAAAAGATTTCACTACAATGCAACAACAGTAAAAACAGGGACAATAGATCCCCACGAATTAGCATATGCAGAAGGTCAGCGTTCTGTCGTGTTATTCCTCATAGCAATGGGGGAAATTGGTAAACAAGCTGAAAATTAATAGGAGAGTAAATAAAAATGTCTGAAGAAGCGCAAGTAGCTGAACAGGCAACTCCAGCAGAAGCCCCAGTGGCATCTACGGAGTCTGTCAGTCAAGAGCAAGTATCAGAATCTTCATGGAGAGATAATCTTCCAGAAGATATTAGAGATCACAAATCAATATCTCATTTCACCGATGTAGGAGCATTAGCAAAAAGTTATATGAATGCTCAGACCATGATTGGAAAGGACAAGATAATAGTCCCTGGTCAATCAGCTACCGAGGATGAATGGAGAGAAACTTATACAAAGCTGGGATTACCATCCACCAGTGGCGAGTATCAGTTTGATTCAAATGCTGGTCTAGGTGAAAACATGGAAGCAGATGAAAATCTGATTGGATGGTTTAAAGATGTGGCGCATAAGGTTGGATTAAACAACAGCCAGGCACAATCTTTAGTAGAACAGTGGAATGCTAATAATTCTGAAATGGCAAGTATGAATGAAGAAACTGCTCGTCAATCTCAGGAAGATTCTGCGAAACAATTACGGCAAGAGTGGGGGCAAACTTATGATAATAAGTTAGCTATATCACAAAATGTTATAGATAAATTTTTTACTGGAGACAAAGAAGCTTTGTTTGAAACTTCATTAGCCGATGGAACTAGGCTTGGCGATAATGCTGAGTTTATTAAAATGATGGCTGGTGTTGGTGACTTTATAAATTCACGAATAGGCGAAGATTCTATTGACGGATTGCAAGGAACAACTGCTTTCAATCCAACTCAATTAGAGGATGAATTAAATAAGCTACAAGATCTTAGCGGACCTTATGGCGATAAAAAACATCCTGAACACGATTCTTATGTAAGAAAGGTTTCAGAATTATACGAACAACTATATCCTGAATCCTAGTAGACAAGCGCAAGCCCTACTAACCTTACAAGACTGGGACAAGCTGAAAAGCCCCTCCGACAGCAGACGGATTCTGCATTCCTAAAACCTTGGTCCATAGTTATATGGGTAGCCTACTTAATTTTTTTTAATAACAACTAAGGAGATAGTAATGTCTAATCAGATTACTACAGCGTTTGTACAACAATTTAGTGCAAACATTCAGCTACTTTCTCAACAGAAAGTTAGCTTACTTAGGGGTTCAGTTAGAGAAGAAAGCATTAATGGTGAGAAAGCCTTTTTTGATCAAGTGGGAAGTACCACAGCTCAATTAAGAACATCTCGACATGCAGATACCCCTTTAATTGAAACTCCTCATGCAAGACGCATGGTCCTTACTTCAACTTATGAAGTCGCAGATTTAATTGACGATTCTGATAAAGTCCGTCTTTTAACTGATCCATCTTCTACTTATGCAAAAGCTATGGCTGGCGCAATGGGTAGAGCTATGGATGATGCTATTATTGCATCTGCTACAGGATCATCCTTGACTGGAAAAACTGGCGCATCTTCTGTAGCGTTACCTGGCGGTAATGTTATAGCAACTGGTGGTGCTGGCTTAACAATTGCGAAACTTGTTTCTGCTAAAAAGAAACTTGATGAAGGAAGCGTTGATCCATCTATCACAAGATATATAGCTGTTTCTCCAGAGCAAATTGAAGATCTATTAAACTCAACAACAGTAACCAGCGCAGACTTTAACACTGTTAAAGCTCTTTCAACTGGTGAAATTGATAGTTTTGTAGGCTTCAAATTTATCGTAACCAATAGACTTGGTTTAGACGGATCTGACAGAAAATGCTTTGCATGGGCTGAAGATGGTCTTCTATTGGGTGTTGGCAAGAATGTAACTTCTCGTATTGAGGAAAGAGCAGACAAGTCATACTCAACTCAAGTTTATTATTGTGCTGACTTTGGTGCTACCAGAATGGAAGAATCAAAAGTCATCCAAATCAACTGTGCTGAATAAGGAGTAATAAAAAATGGCTAGTGTAAAAGCAACAAATATTACTAACTTAGATGCATCACCATCTGTTCTTGCTAATGCAAGTGAAGTCCACGGATCAGTTAGAGTTTTTAAAGATACTTATGAAGCATCTTCACTCGGAGCTGGATCTGACATCACTGTAGCAAGATTACCTATTGGTGCTAAAGTCGTAGACATTCATGTTAAAGCTGATGCTTTAGGTGGATCTGTTACTTTAGGTGTTGGCGATTCTGCTTCAGCAACTACTTACATCGCTCAGACTGCAATGAATACAGGCAACAAGCTTATATCATTGTCCTCTGATGGTGTTATTGCTGGTATCGGAAACGAAATCACATCAACAACTACAAACATTTTGATCACAACTGCTGGTGGCTCTGCTACTGGTACGATCACTACTGTAGTTTACTATACAGTTAGTTAATAACTAAGAATATGGGAGGGTTGAGTTATCGCTCTCCCATATTTAATTTAAGGATTTATTATGGCAACTTCAGATGTAGATATATGTAATTCAGCCCTCAATATGATAGGGGCTTCCACAATACTATCATTAACAGAAGACAGTAAAGTAGGTCGTATCTGTAACCAAAGATACCCTCATGTAAGAGATGCCGTTTTTAGAGCGCATCCATGGAATTGTTTAATTAAAAGAACTTCATTGCCAGCCGACACAACTGCACCAGATTGGGAATTTAGTTATGCCTATTCGTTACCAGCCGATTGTCTAAGAGTATTAAGATTAGAATATCTTGACAGCGTTTATAAAATTGAAGGCAAAAAAATTGTAACGAATGAAGGCGCACCATTAAAAATACAATATGTTGCTCAGTTAACTGATGCAATGCAATACGATGAATTATTAGTCGAAGCTATCGCATCAAGATTAGCTTCAGATATTTCATATCCAGTAATTGGATCTAACACCTTGTCAGCTCAAATGATGGACATCTACATGCTTAAATTATCAGAAGCAAGATTTGTAGATGCAACAGAAGGAATGCCAGGTGCAACAGAAAATGTTGCTGATTATGGATCTATTCAATCCAACACATTTATTAATGCGAGAAGATAACAATGGCTAAATCTGCCCCAGCCTTTAATGCTTTTACTTCTGGAGAGCTAAGTGAAAAAATGTCAGGTAGAACTGACTTAGAAAAATATTTCACTGGTGCAACTCAGATGAAAAATTTATTGGTCCATCCTCATGGTGGCGTATCAAGAAGACCAGGAACTATATTTGTAAATGAGGTAAAGTCTTCGGCTAATGCTTCTCGTCTTATTCCTTTTGAGTTTAATGTAACACAAACTTATATCTTAGAATTTGGTAATAACTATATTCGTTTTTATCGTGATGGTGGAATTATTGTCGATGGTGGAAACACCATTGTTGAGACAGTTACAACATACACATCTGCACAACTAGCGGATATAAAATTTGTTCAATCTGCTGATGTAATGTACTTAGTACATCCAGATCATCCAGTAAGAAAGCTTACCAGAACAAGCCATATTAATTGGACCTTGACTGAAGTTAATTTCAAAAATGGTCCAATGATGGATATTAATTTAACAGCAACTACTATGCGAGCTTCAAGCCGTACTGGATCTGCATATATTTATGCAAGTGATGTTGTTGGCATAAATGATGGTCAAGGATTTTTAAGTACAGATGTAGGAAGGCTAATAAAGATTCACGATGGTTACACAAAAATTTCAGCCTTAGTAACAACAACATTATCGTCAGGAATAAATAACTCTGCGACTTCATTTAACATTGCAAGTAATACAGGATTTCAAACAGACAGCCCTGGTGGTTATTTTAAAATTGGTGACGAAATAATTAAATATACATCTATGTCTGGATCTTCTGTAAATTCAGGTGTAGCTAGAGGACAATTAGGAACATCAGCCGTAGCCCATAATTCTGGCGCAACTGTTACTAGCTTAACTTCTGTTAATACAACTATACAAGAAAACGAAGAGAACAGGGCAGAGCTAATGCCTTTTATAAGTAACAGTAAAATTAGTTTTGCAGAGGGTGATCCGTCTTCAACTGGGTTAGAGCATAACGATAGAATTGTTAACAGTGAAAAGAATTTTGTAACAGAAGGTTTTAAAACAGGAATGTCTATTGAGGTTACTGGAGCTTCAAACAATGAAAACAATGCAACAGTAGGAAGCTCAAGTTACCCTCCTAAACTAATCGTACAATCTACAGAAGATACAATTTTATTAGCTCCGTCTGATGATCTTGTTAATGAAGCAGTAGGACAAGCTATAGCTATAAATGGATCTTTAGAAGATGACTTAAATTGGTCTATGGGAGCATTCTCTTCTACAAGCGGTTATCCCAGAGCAATAGCTTTTTATGAAGAAAGATTAGTGTTAGCTGGAACAAGCTCAAATCCACAAACATTATTTTTTAGTAAAGGCGGAGACTTTGAAAACTTTGCAACTGGTGTCGCTGATGACGATGGTTTAATTTACACAATTGGATCTAACCAGGTAAATGTTATCCGATATTTATCTTCTAGTAGCTCTCTTCTTGTTGGAACTTCTGGTGGTGAATTTGCTGTTAGATCTTCTGGATCTGACGCACCATTATCACCAACATCTGCTCAAATAAAAAGACAAGCTTATTATGGAACTTCTAACATAAGCCCAGTGCAAGTAGGTAATGTTACCTTGTTCGTACAAAGAGCAAGAAGAAAGGTTAGAGAGCTAGTTTATAGTTTTGATACAGATTCATACACAGCTCCAGATCTTACGATTATGGCAGAGCATATAACTTCATCTGGCATTAAAGAAATGGCACATGCGCAAGAACCAGACAATACAATTTGGTGCGTATTAAATAACGGCAAGCTTGCGTGTATGACATACCGAAGAGAAGAAAATATTGTTGCATGGCATGAGCATACTCTTGGCGGATCTTGGATTGATACATCTGTTTCACCAAACATAACTTATCCATATGGTGTTGTTGAAAGTATAACAACTATTCCAGGTGAACTTGATGAAGATGATATTTATGTTGTTGTAAAAAGAACTATTAACGGAGCCACAAAAAGATTTGTAGAAAGATTTAATTATTTTGATTTTGGTACTGATGTAAAAGATGCCTTTTTTGTTGATTCTGGATTATCGTCTTACACATCAAATGCTTTTACTTCCTTCTCTGGTCTTGGACATTTAGAAGGGCAAACATTATCTGTTCTAGCTGATGGTGCTACGCATCCAGATGTAACTGTCTCAGGTGGATCTATTACATTAAATAGATCTGCAAAGACTGTTCACTTTGGGTTAAAATATACATCTACACTTCAGACTATGCGAGTAGATGCTGGAGCAACTCTAGGAACATCACAAGGTAAAACAAAAAGGATCTACGATGTTACTATACGATTATTTAGAACTGTTGGATTAAAGATTGGACAAAGTTTAGCAACTAACGATCTTATTCCTTTTAGAAGCTCTGCTGATGAAATGGACCAGCCTTTAGATCTGTATACTGGTGATAAGACAATTGAGTTTACTTCTGGTTATGATAGCGATGGATTTATTTATGTTGTATCGGACCAGCCGTTACCATTAACAGTTTTATCTATCTATCCACGACTACAAACATTTGAGAGATAATGAGATTAATACCTTTTGAGCCATCGCATGTTTCATGGTTAGAAAAACCATATGGATCTGCTACTGAGGAAATGAGAAACCCATTAGTGAATTGGAGAGAGTGGTCTAGAAAACATGTTGACGATGGTGGTGCTTATACTGCCGTAGATGATTCAGGTAAAATTATAGCTTGTGGTGGAATTATGGAACTATGGCAACATCATGGCGATGCTTGGTTTTACGGAACTCATCTTTTACCAAAACACGCAAAGTCAATAATAAAAATAACATCAAGAACAATTGATGTAATTGCAAAGCATAAAAAATACAAAAGAGTAAGTACCCATGTCTTAACTGACTGGAAAGAAGCGGTCCGATTTATTGAATACCTAGGATTTAAAAGAGAAGGCTTTCACCAAAAATACGGACCTAACGAAACAGATTATTATACATACGCAAAAATTTACAAGGAGCTATAAATGTCAGGAATGGAACCAGCATTATTATTAGGAATAGGGGCTACTACAACTGTAGCTGGAACATACATGTCTTACAAAGGAGCCAAGAAGGCTGGTAAGATGGAACAACAGGCACAAGAATATAATGCCAAGGTTGCAGAAAGAAACTCTAGGGTTGCAAGACTTTCTAAAGAAATCACAGCAAAACAGACTGATTTACAAATTCTTGATTTTCAAAAAGATTTTGAAAACTTTCAAGCAACTACTTCACAACAATACCGAGTAAATGGATTTCAGGCTGGAACAGGGACACCATTAGTAGTGGCTTTAGAAAATGCCTATGAAGCAGAAAAAGAAATTGCAATACAAAAATACAATAGCAAAATAAAAGAATCTCAACTTGAAGAGCAAGCCATACAAGGTGGTATGCAAGCTGATCTTAATAGGATGTATGGAGATCAAGCTAGGACCAGAGGTAAATACCAGGCATATGGAAGTTTATTAAGTGGAGCTTCAAACCTTGCAAGCATGGGAATGCAATACAAAGCAATTACTTAGGAGAATAGAATGGCAATGAAAATCCCTACATTTAAAGCACAAACTCAACTATCTGGAGAGGTAGGTAATACAAATTTCTCTATACAAGCAAATCCTCAAGCATTGTCCCAAGGGGCTATGGCACAAGCTAATTTTGGAAATCAAGTCAGCCAGTTTGGAGGTCAAGTTTTTGAAATGGGAAAACAGCTTCAGGAAATTAAAAACACTTCTGATGCACAAAGAATTGAAAATGAATATAAGAAAATTTCAGTACATATTCAAAAAAGAGCCGAGCTTTTAAATGGTGAAACAGATGTAACGGCTTGGGTAAAAACTGAAAGAGAAAAAGCAAGACTTGCTTTGTTAAGTGGAGCTACTTATACATTAGAATCTCTTCATGGACAGGATGGTGATCAAATTGTTTTTAATGCTAAAGCAGATGGCAGTGCAAATGATATTGTTAAAAATAATAGTGTAAAAACTACTGCAAATTTATCATTTGATAACATTGATCTTTTGGGTGATCCAAATGTTCAAAAAATATCAGCAATACAATACACTAATAACTTAACGGCTTCATTTCAACAAAAAGAAGATGGTTTAATTTCTGATTTAATTGAAAACCACGATACTGCTGAAGGTGCAATTGCATACGATGCGATTTTTGGACCAGATGGTCTTATTGATCAAAAAAGAAAAGCAAATTTATATAAAAACTATGCTGATCAATACGAGGATGTTCAAACACTAACAAATCTTATTAGTGAGGGCATATTAAACAATATGACGGCTGGACTAGCACAAAATGAAAATTCTGATAACGAAGAAGTTTTGCAAAATCAAATAAAAGATTATGCTGATAGACTGAATGAGAAAGGTCCAAATGGATCTTATAAATTATTTCCCAATATGACAAAGACATTAAGAGATGAGTTAATTAAGAAATCTTATGATGCTGTTTATGAGAATATAAAAAAAAATAATCAAATGGAAGAGCTTGCATTAGACCTAGAAGAGTCAAGAAAACAAAAAGCAATCAAAGGTAAAGAGTTTGAATTTATACAAGATATAATTACACAAAAAGAAAACTTTGATGTAAAAAGATTGGATCATGCTTTGTATAGTGAAAATATAGATGAAGCCACTTTTAAAACATTAAAACTATTTGTGAACAATCAAGAATTTGGATCTTTAACAAGAGCATCAAGAAGCAATACTAGTGATTTTATGACAGCTTTGTATAAGGCTAAAGATCCTAGAGAGCTTGACAGGCTTCAAAATCAAATAAATACTCAATTTATTAATAAAGAAATGCTTAATGATGAATACTTGTCTCGAAATGCATTAATAACTTCAAGAAGGCAAAATAGAGATACTGAGTATGGAAGACAAGTAGAATTACACACTGATAAATTAAAAGCTAAATTAAAACCATTAAGTTTAGAGGATGGATTTGGAACAAATACAACTCTTGCTGAAAGCTCAATTTTATCTAATTTTGTAGTAGCTATAGCACCAAAGGATGGAGTTTATCCTACTACAGATCAAATAAAAGCTAGTTATAATCAAGCAGTAATAGATTACTACACAACTCAAGCAGAAATTATAGCAGATGATTTTACACCTTTAGCCATAGCGTTTGGATCAGATGTTATAGATAATTATAATTCTTTATATGAAGATGATGATGATCTTGGTGATGTGGCTTCACTATTTTTTCCAGTAATAAAAGCAAATCCAGAACAATTTAAAAAAGACATGCGTTTAGCTTATAATGGTCTTCCTATAGCAAAAAGAACTGAAACTAGAAAAGCATCTTTTGAAGCAAAGCTAGAGGATGTTGTTTTAATGGCTAATGCTTATGATCCATCAGTTTTGGATAAATACAAAATAGATTCAGATGTAGATAAGGTTAAATAACTATGTCGTTTAGCAAACTTATTAATAGCGAATATATACCAAAGCATGAAGTCGATGCTGACAATGCTTTGATCGATGAAGGTTATAATCCACAGCATTTAAAAATTCATAACAAGTCTGTAGATCTTCAGGAGATTGCTAAATTTAGAAAAAAAGAAAAAGAAAGAAAGAGTATGTATAGGGCTGACGGAACTCTTAAATCAGACCGAGGTTTTTTAGGACCGATAACTAATAATGTTACTAATGGCACCATGACAGAAGTTACTGTAAGTTTTGAAGATGTTTTAGATAATAAGGAAATACCACTCTTAGTACCTGGACAAAGTGCAGAAGATTTAGATTGGCTTATGAATAACCCAATAGAAGGCAATGCACAAAACTTTCCACAAACAATGAAAGATATTGCTATTGAGCATGCAATAAAAAGAACAGAAGAAGGCAAGAGTGTTTTTTTTAACGAAAGTGATTTGTTTGAAAACTCCAGAGCTGGTGAAATTTTTCACAATTATAAAGATGAGAATGGTGTTCAGCTATGGGCTGAATCTGCTCAACGATTATTTGGAGATCCTGATTTATTTAATAAATTTTATAAACCGATGGACAAAAATTATGATGCATCCCCAGAGGAAATTTCTGAGTGGGCTTTAGAATTTATTGCCAGAATAGATAACAATTTAATTTACAGTGCAAGTCATTTAAGATTTTTTGACGATATAAGTAATGAATCTAAATTAGACATATATAGACTTTTAAATATGTATACTACATCTTCTGATGAGGATTCAGACATTGGAGTGGCAGATTTATATTATACTAAAGAAAGAGAGAGAGGTGATAAAGACAATCAATTATTTGGTTATATGGATCCTGGTACACCTCAGTTTGATGGCATTGCCTGGGATGGATTAAGTAGAGCTTTTAGAGGTATACTTACAGACGCTACAACATATGGCGGAGGATTTACTTATCACTTTGCTAAAGGCATGGCTAAAAGATATGGAGGTAAAGGAGTAACAAAAAAAATAATGGAATTTATTCTTCCAAAATTAGTCGCTGGTTTTGAAGGATCTGCCTACATGTCAGCTTATGATTATATGAATCAAGAATTTCAAATAGAAGGACAAGCTAAAAATCCAGAAACATTTGGTGGTGGAGAGATCCCAACAGATGAGACAAATCCTTTTCCAACAGAAATAAATAAAGAATCTATAGGAGCTTCAGCCGTAATGGGCTTCTTTCTTGCTCCGTTAATTGAAGCTGGTTTTGCAACACCAGGAGCAATTGACAAGCAAATTCAGAAAATAAGAAAAAAACATAATATTGCCGATGATAAACCTATTGAAGATATGGTTATTCTTCACAACACAGGAGACGAAGCTATTCTTCAATACGATGAACTTGGAGGTATACCATCACCAAGTTTAGCGGTAACAAAATCAGACCAGGTGTTTGAAGGTTTTGGAGATATTCAACTTATTGCTAAACCTAAAAATTTTGATCCAGCAGAAGATCCTAAGAATGTAATTTATGGATCTGATGCCTATACTCCTAGGATGCCAAGAGGAGAAAATTTATTTCTTGATAATGCTGATGATTTAATAGAAGCAGATTACAGACCATTAGTAGACAAATATGGTATTGAATTTCGATACATAGATCTTGATTATGATTTAAATAATTTTAAAAACCCTACACTTTTAACACAAATTAAATTTTTAGATGAAATGGGTTATGAGAAAGAGATTAGAGAAGCCTTAGATGTTGATGTTGAAAAGATGAGAAATAAGGCAATTAAAGAATATGAAGAAAAGCTTGCTGATCCAAATACAAGACCTGATATGATTGAAACACTACAAAAAGTTTTAGAAGATACTAAAAAAGGTTTAAAAGACCAAGATCCACAATTTGTGAAAGAACAAAATATTAGAAAATTAGTAAATGAAGTTATTGGAATGGATGGACAAAAAACTATTCGTGATTTTGTAAAGAATGAAAAAACAAAATATTCTAGTCCAAGCAAAACTTTTAATACTAAAAACAAAAAAGTACAAAGAAGAATTGATAGGCTTGTTGAGTTATTAAACAGTCCATTAGTTAGGAGAGATCAAGATCTATATGAAAAATATACTCTTGAACTGGAAGAACTTGAGTTTGGAGGATCAAAATGGATGGATCTACCATTTACCTTAAATAATATTTTAGACAACATGCTAGAAGAAGTCCAAAGAGGAGGAGAAGTAGGTTTTGGATCTGGTGGTCCTAATAAAGTAAAAGCTGTGGCATCTAAATCATACAAAAGTCTTGATGAGGTAAAAGCTGATAAAGATAGAATATTATCGCCAGATGAGCAATTATCTCAAGAAAATGCTGAAGCTGGTAAAGTAATAAATGAAGATGGATCCTTTCAAGGAAGTGAAATAGATCTTGGATATAATTGGGGTAAATTAGAAAAAATGGTTAATAGATTTTCTGAGGGTGGTGTTGAACCAGATCAATTATATTACTCAATGATTGATGCAATACGATCTGATAGATCTGATGAAGCAATTAAAGAAGCTTTTACATATATGGGTGGAGATAATTTTGGTCCTGATGAAATACAAAGAGTTAGAAATTTTATTGAAATTTTAAGAGAAGCTCCTGTTGATTATTTTGAAGCTAAACCTCAAAGGGTTGTTTATCTTGATGAGTTTGGTGGAGCTATAGTCCATAAAAATACAGATCCAAAAGTTATTGAAATATTAGAAAAGAATGGTTTAGAAATTATTATGGAACCTCCTAACATGTCAGGTGAAAAATCTTATGATGCTAGTGGCTATCAAGATCAGTTAAGACCAAAACTTAGCAAATACTTTTTCACTGTTCCACCAGCAATTGTTGTTGGAAATGAAATAATTGACGAAAATAATAGACAGGAAAAATGAACAGATTATATTTATAGATCTGCGCAATTAAGGAGTTAACATGGCATTATCAGATCAAGAAATAGAAAACATTAAACAACGCTATGGATCCAACTCCAGGACATTTCAATTAGTAACAACAGATCCAATTGCAGATAGTGATGGATCTATTAATTTAAGACCTGAGTTAGATACAAAAAATAGTAGCTAATGTAGCGAAATCAGATTATAAAAATATATATTAGGATGCTTACGCATCCTTTTTTTATACCCAAACATGAATGAAGTAGAAGAGCTGGCTTTAGACTCCGTAGCAAGTGGTGGTCCAAAAGAGGTACTTACAGAACAGGCAAACAATAATCCAGATGTCCCAGAGGTGGATCCTGTAGACACTACTGCTTTGCCTAAAGAAACTGTTAATCTTGAAGGAGAAGATATAAATCAAGATAATACAGATCCTATAGAAATAGAACCAGTAAACGACAATATGGAAGGTAATGATGTTTATACTCCCATAGATGAGTCTGGTGGTGGTGGATTTGAAACACCAAATACAGAGGAGCTTGAAAACCCTCTTGCAGAACTAGCAGAAGATCCAGAAGGTTATAGATATTATGGAGACTTTGAGGGTGATCTTAATGCTGAAACAGTAAATTTAGCTGGTCTTTTAAATTTTGGAAATCCCATGGAGTTTATCCAAAAAATTCCTGGTCTAAAAACATGGGCGCAAGCAAGTAAACTTTTAAATGAAAAAAAACAAGCTTTGCAAGATGAAGTTAATAGAATTAACGAAGATGTATCATTAACGGCAAAAGAGAAAACAGAAAGAATAAGAAAAATATTATCAGAGGAAGGTGTTACTTACGATTCTGATAGACTTAATTATATTAAACTTACTGATAACGATTTTATAAACGATATATCTGATACAATATATGATGATCCAGCTTTAAACGATGGTCTTATTGGAAACACAAGAATTTTTGGAAAGAAAGATGGCAAGGTAGATCCTAACAATAACAAGTTTCCAGAAGATTTATATTTTGAAGAGTCCCTTGCTTATTTGGTAAAATATTATTCCAAGGCTTTTACTGCTGAAACTGGAGGAGTAGACAAGCTCTCTTTTGATCTTATGCAGAACATAAGTGATATTACTTTTTTAACAGACAAAAAATTCTTAAAAAGGTTATTAGCTAACAAGCCAGGTGAAATCCCTCCTATGCCATATATCTTGGCTATGAGAGATCTCTATAATATTGAAACTCGCAAACTTAACGACATGATTGATTTAATTAGAAGTGGCGAAGATGTTAGCAATGATATGTTGTTAAAAGCTAGACAGCAATATGAAATAGTAGCAAATGTTCAATTAAAAATATCTGGAATTAAAACTAATTTAGGTAGAGCTGTAGTGTCTTTTAGAAGACCTTCTGGTTATGGTCCTGAAGGTCAAATTGATCAAAGAACTACTAAGCCAGAAAGTTTTGAATTTAAGGGATCTGATTTAGTAGAAGACAAAGAAACCAAACTAGGTGTCATTTCTGAAGAAGAAGCTAAAGTAATGCTTGATACTTTTGGTGGTAAAGAAAACTTAATTGATTTTTTTTATAAATATCAAGATATGCCAGAAGGTCATAGAAGAAATAGATTTGCAAGAGATTATTACAGGGCAAGTAAAGACGGATCTAACATTGGTATAGAGCTAGTAAATGAGCTTTGGATTAACTCTCTTCTAAGCTTACCAGTATCGCATATTAGAAATATACTTGGTAACGGCTTAATGATGGGAAAGCATATGATAGAAAATTATGCTTTAGGAACTGTTGGAACAATATCAGAGAAATTAGGTTTTGATTATGGTGGAATAAAGCTTGATGAAGTACACGCTTCAACTGGAGCAATGTTGCTTGCTTTCGATGAAGCTATAAGGGCTTTTTATTATGGAACAGCACCACATGTTGGTCGTAATAATAAATTTGACGAGCTTAATAAAAACAATAACAGCTGGAGTCCAGAGACTTTTGGTTATACATCTCCAAATAACTCAATAGATAAATCAAATGTTATGGGTTATTTTGATCCAGAAGCTCCATTAATGGCACATATGTTTAATGCTATAGGCAAAACATTTAATGCACCGACAAATATTTTAAATTCAGAAGATGTATTTTTTAAAGTTTTAGCTCAAAGATATGAAATTACCATGCTTGCTCAAAGAACAGCAAAATCAAAAGGTCTTACTGGAAGTAGTTTTTTAAATTTTGTCGCAGAATTTGTAGCAGATCCTCCATACGAAGCATTAAAAGAATCTCAAAAATTTGCAAGCTACATGACATTTCAAGAAGAGCTAGGAAAAACAGCAAAGAATGCTCAAAGTTTTATTCAATCAACTCCAATGAGATGGGCTTTGCCGTTCTTTAAAACACCATTAAATATTGCAAAAGTAACATTTGCCGAAGGATCTCCACTAGCATTTGCATCAAAAGAGTTTCGAAGAAAATTAATATCTGGTACTGCCAGAGAAAGAGAAACAGCCATAATGAGATTTGCAAGCGGTAATACTTTGTTATTTGGATCAATGATGTTTGCAAGTGGATTTACAACTGGACCTGATGGACAGCAATATCCAAATGTTAAAGCTGGTACTTTAAAATCACAATGGAAAGATAATAAAAGGGTTGCAAGAACTGTGGATGCTTTAGAATATGCTCCTGAATATTCTATATTAAGATTTGATGGGGAAGGTAAACCATACTATATGCCAATAAGAGGTTTAGAGCCTTTTTCATCATGGCTTATGCTTGGTATGGATTTACATAAAATAACAAGCTCTCCAGAAATTTATGCTGATAACGAAGGTGATGTTATGCAACTTATGCTCGCATCTGCTTTGGCTATTGAAAATGCAGTCTTAAACAAAACATTCGCTTCAGGAGCAGATCAATTTATAAAAGCTATTTTTGAACCAGAAAGATATGGTGAAAAATATATTCAAAATTTAGTAGCTTCTTTTATTCCAAATATTTTTAGAGCTGGAGCAAAAGTGGCAGATCCAACAATGCGACAAACTATGAACATGAGAGATAAATTCATGATGTCTATACCTGGTTTAAAAGACAATCTAATTCCTAGGATGGATTTACATGGTCGTGAATTAAAAGAAGGAAAAGAAGGTTTAAGACAAATGTGGAGTCCATTTGCAAGCAAATCTTTTACCCCTGAAAATTTAACAAATTTGCAAAAGGATTGGAAATTATTTGGAGGAGGACCAACTCTTGTAAAACCAAAGTTTCAACATAATGGTGTAACAATAGATTTTTATAAAGAAGATGATGGAGGTGATCTTTATGTGTTTTTGCAAAAGTATTATGCAAAAAATTACAACAGAATAATTGAGAGAAAATTAAGATCAGATAGGGATTATCGAATGAACAAAAAAAGGTTTGTTCTAAGCAACAAAACAGATCTTAACGCTAGAGATAGATGCATTGAACTAGCTCAAGGTTATGTAAGAAAATTAAGAAACGCAGATTTAAAAAAACTTTTGGCAAACCCAAGAAGGTACGGACCTGAAGCTGTTCGTATAAGGCAAATTTATATGAAAGGATTAAGAGAAAATAAACTATTAGAAAGGCAAGGTTACTAAAATGACATTATCAACAACATCAAACAAAGTATCGTTTTCAGGAAATGGATCTACAACTGTTTTTGCTTACAACTTTAAGATATTAGCAAACTCAGATTTAAAGGTTTATATAAGATCTGCTACTGGGACCGAAACATTAAAGACAATATCAACTCACTACAATGTGTCAGGAGTAGGATCTGCTTCTGGTGGTAATGTAACTTTTACTGGTGGCAATACACCAACTAATACCGAGACTGTTATTATACAAAGAGTAGTAGCTTTAACTCAAACCCATGATTATGTTGAAAACGATCCTTTCCCAGCCGAGTCTCACGAAGAAGGTTTAGATCGTCTCACAATGCATGTGCAACAGATCCAGGAAGAAGTCGATAGATCTATTAAAGCTTCTGTTACAAATACTATTTCTTCTTCAGAATTTTCTAACTCACCAACAGACAGAGCAAACAAAATATTCGGCTTTGATTCTACTGGTGATATTTCCGTTACAACAAATATTGGGACCAATAGAGGTAACTGGGCTTCTGGCACAGATTATAATGAAAGAGATCTTGTCAAAGACACATCCACAAATAATGTCTTTCAGGTTAACACAACACACACATCCTCTGGGTCCCAGCCCCTAACATCTAATGCTAACTCAGCTAAATATACATTGCTTGTTGATAGTGCTTCGGCATCTACTAGCGCAACAGCTTCGGCTAATTCTGCGACAGCTTCCGCTACTTCAGCTACAGCTTCCGCTTCTTCAGCGACAGCTAGTGCGAGTAGTGCAACACAATCAGCCAACTCTGCAACGGCTTCTGCTGGATCTGCTACAACAGCATCTAATCATGTTTCAACTGCAAGCGGTCATGTTACAACAGCGTCTAATCATAAAACTACATCTCAACGATTTGCTACGCATACAGGATCAACTGTAACGGATGCTAATACTGGAAGTGATACAGGCTTATACTCTGCTAAACATTATGCAGACTTGGCTGAAACAAAACTAGATAATTTTGATGACACATATTTAGGAAGTAAAAGCTCTGCACCAACAGTGGACAATGATGGTGATGCTTTAGCGACAGGAGCATTATATTGGAACTCGTCAAATAATAATTTATATGTATGGAATGGATCGGCTTGGGTGCAAGGAGCATTTAGCTCTGGTGGCTTCTTATCAACTGGAAACAATTTATCTGATTTAACTAACCCTGGAAATGCTAGAACTAATTTAGGTTTAGGAACATCTGCCGTTTTAAATGTTGGAACAAGTGCAAATAATATTCCTCAACTTGATGGTAATGCAAAACTACCAGCAGTCGATGGATCACAGTTAACTGGTCTAGCTTCTGGCGGTACTATCAACATGACTATTGGCTCTGGATCAAGTGCGGTTAGTGCTGGTACATCAGTAACTAGAGAAACAAATGGCGAAGCAAAAAAAATAGAAATATCCACAACGACCACAAACAATACCTTTGCCACGACATCTGTTTCTACTGCTATACCAGCAATTAGCTCAAGAACATCTACAACTAATAATAGTGCTGATATTGGTGCATCATGTGATGGTCGATATTTAATGGCTTTTAACACTTACCAAACTAGCAATGGTCAATACAATTATTGGTATCTTCAATCATTTGTTTGTGATAATAGCGGTGGTTTTACTGCTAGTACACCTACTCAAGTACAAAGTTATGGTCAATTTGGACAGTACGGACATAATGCTAGGCAAGGTAATTTTAGAATTGAATATTTAAAAAGTGTTAACTCGGATGCTGGCGGTACATTCCTGTGCAATAGTTTGTATGGAGCTGGTTATGGTCAATATGGTGGTAATAGAATATTTTACTTTATTACTGTGGATGACGCTGGTGGAATTACTGTCGTACACCAAAGAAATATTGGTAATGATATGCTTACGCAAGAGGGAACTTATTATAATAATTCTGGTGGATTTTGTTCATTTGATTATGGAGTACACGCTATAAGTGGAAACACATTTAAGTTAATTGCTCATGGTTGTTATTCACATACTCAAGATTGGGTAGGTCATTTTAGTAAAAATCATTTAGTAGAATGGTCTGTTACTTGGAATGGTAGCTCATATGCTCTTACAAAAACAAGAGGTCGCCATCAAACAAGTGAAAACCCAACGAGTATGTCAGCCAATTATCATGGGGAAATGATGATTATACCTAATGGTGGTAGTAATGGAAATGAGGTGAATATTATAACTTTCGGAAGTGCTGGTAGTACATCAGGGAGTAATGTTTATAGAAATAGATATACTTATAGCGGAACAGATACATTTCAAAGAAATTCTAATACATCAGTCGTCAGTAGTATAGGTAATAGAGATGGTAGAAGGATGAAAGCTATACATGGTAAGTTTTGTGGTTTCCTAGCTATGGGATTTAACACGAGTGGTCAAAGCTCTAATCAAGCAATTAAGAGTGTTGATTATTATGGTAATTTTGATACTGATGTTCAAGGCTTTGTAAGTAATGGTGGTGATGCACCAAATGGAAAGTATGATTATATTAATAATGAACTTGTAACTACTGGAGATACTGCGTCTCGTAAAGGCTTTAACAATCATATAAGTAGCTATCCCATTTCTTCAACAGATAATGGTGCCTCAATAACTGTTGGTACTCCAACTAATGTAAGCGATAGTGTTAATAATCACTCAGGTTCATCAAACTCTACACAAGCTTATAAGTATCAGCACGCATTAGGTTTTGCTGGAGCTTCAGTTTCCCTTATTGGTGAAACAAGTTTAGATGGACCATATGCTCAAAAAGGTAGATTTTGGCTTTATGCAACTGGCAATGGTGCTGGTCAGCCATCTCTTACAGGATATAAAGCTGGTGTTATGAAACTAACCACCAATGTCACGGCTACAAACAAAGCCAAGTTTTTTGGTTTTGCTCAAGAAGCTGGATCAGCTGGAAGCTCTATTAAAGTTATGCCTAATGATACCGAAGGGCTAGAAAGTAATGTTAGTGGTTTGACACATGGTACTACTTATTATGTGGCTGATAATGGAACACTAACTTCAAGTGCTGGAACAGATAATCCTTTGGCTGGTCAATCTATAGGAACAGGGGCATTAAGACTACCAACAAAGTCTGTATCTGCTGGAAGTGGTTCTGATCCAGAAGTATTTTGTAGTGCTATAAATGTAAAAACTGAAGGTACACCAGCAACTTTTACTTTATCAATACCAAACTCAATAACTGCCAGCAATGTAAGGTCTTATGTTATTCGATTTTACGGAGTAGGTTTTAGTACAAATACTGGTTATAATTGTAGGTTTAAACCATACAATGGTGGTTATAGTGTTTTAAGTGGAAACACTTGGTATAACAATATTCACTACGCTTACAATGGTCAATCCAATCAAGTATCATATAATAATTGGTCTTCCTATCTAAGCCCAGCTCAATGGGGTGGGGAAAACATAGCCTATGGTGGTAATACTTACACAATTCAAGATTATGATAGTGCTGATGAAAGCCCAAGATTGTCTGGTGAAATTTGGTATGAAAATAATAAAAAAAATGGTGGTTATAGATGGAGGTCAGAAGGAAGATACTCAGCAGACAATAATGACTTATACATTGAGCATGGTGTTGCTGGAGCTTCTGGAGGAGAGACAACTTCTAACTATGCTGATGCCTTTTATTTTTACACCAGTAGTGGAACTTATCAGGAAGGCATATTTGTTTTATACGCAGTAACAAAATAGGAAAAAATTATGGCTAAAGAATTAGTATACGATGCTTTATTAAAAAAAGAGGTAGAGATTGAGGTTGATAATCAAGAAGATCCTAACCTTGAACAAAACCTTATCAATGCAAAAAAATCTCAGAGAAATGCTCTTTTAAATAGTAGTGATTGGACAATGGTTAATGATAGTAAACTTTCGGATGAACAGACTGCGGAAGCGACTACCTATCGACAATCATTAAGAGATCTACCAGATCAGGAAGGTTTTCCAGATATTGATTTTCCAACTAAACCAGATTTCATATAGGAGGACAAAATGAGATTAGCAACATTAAAAGAAAATAATCAAATCGTGGCTATAGCCCAAGACACAGTTACGATTGCTTTTAACGGAGACTTTAATCAATTAGCTTTGACTGGTGACAGAACATTTAAAGAAGTTATTGGTGTTGATGACAATGGTAAGCCCATTTATGAAGAACAATTAATTGAAGGAACAGAATTTCCATACCTTCAATTTGCTGGTTATACAGAAGACAATATTAATGTCTTTGAAGGTATTGATGATAGTGAAGCCCCTGATGGATTAATAGAAGACAGATGGTCTTATACAGAAGAAAAAGGTTTTTATGTTTCAGATGCCTATTTTGAAGAAGAAGGAACTAACGCAGAAGGTCATAGATATATAAAATATTCTGATGGATTTTTGCATACCTTTTATGATCATGGCGAGCATGAAGGTTTTATAACCTTTGAAATAGAAAACTAATGCCTAGAACAACTGTTGCAGATATAGACAAGAAAGTAGCTGTTCTCGAACAAGCTCTTAAAGATCACCAACGATCATGTGAAAGTTTATCAATAGAAACTTTGAGTAGAGTAAAAAGACTAGAGTACCTTTTATTTGCAACATTGTTTTCGGTCCTAGGTGGGACTGTTTTAGTCGTAGTACAAAATATATAAGGAGAGATTATGAAATATTTTTTAACAATAATGATTGCTGTTTTAATTACAGCATGTGCCGAGCCAGGCAGTGTTAATGTTTCTACTGTAACACCAGCAGAAACAGATCTAAAAATAACAATTGAATCAACAAGCGCAAAAGACTAAATGTTCTCAATCCTTGGAAGCTTGATAGGCTTCGCTGGATCTACTGTTCCCTCCATCATAGACATTTTTAAAGCTAAACAAGAAAACGCTTTTAAATTAAAGATGCTGGAAGCCCAGGCTAAATACAAAGTACAAGAACAGAAAGCTAAAACAGATACAGCAGAAGTAGCTGGTGTCTATGCGCATTCACAAACAATACAATCTAAAGCAAGCAAGTGGTCCGTAACTTTAAGCTCTACTGTAAGACCAGTAGTAACTTATATGATTATTATTTTATGGCTGTCTGTAAAGCTACTTGCTGTGGTCCAGCTCTACATGGATGGCGGTGAATTATACAAAGTAATAGATAAGATCTTTACCGATTACGATGCTGGTTTGATGTCGAGCATTTGTTGTTTCTGGTTTGGATCCAGATCTATTGAGAAGATGAGAAAGTAATATGATGGATAAAATTATTGATGCAATAAAAGGAATAATATCACCAGAGCAATCTTGGTCCGCTTTTGTAATGAAAATTACAAGCCTTATTATTGTCGCTGTAATTGGATATATAGGCTTTCAACAATACCTCAGTCTTGGTGTTGAAGAAGATACTGAGATCCCAATAGTAGAAGTGTACGAGAACGATCCTGAGAAGAAAGTTAGAGTAGAGGATCTTATGACAAGGCTTCTAAGATCTGACAGAGATATTGATTCAATCTGGTTATATGATTGGGTAGATGCCAGAAACATTGTTCCATTATTTACTGAGCCAAGAAACAGCGCAGATCTATTACCAACAGGATATTGGATGGAAGGTGACGAATATGTCATCGGTCATTTTGTTTTAAGTCAATGTACTTCTCTTGATAGAGATGTACCAAACATTGCATGCCCTATAATGTCATCTGAAGATGCCTGGGGAGTTTTGTTAGTAACATATCGAGATGGTGTAACGCCTGATTTGAAAACTACAAAAGCAACAGCAATGAAAATTTCAGAAGTTTTATATTTAATAACTAGATAAAAGGGAGGTTATCATGGATAGAAATTTAAAGGCAGATACAGGATAAAATTAAACTTAGTTAGTTTATTTTGTCACATAGCTGGAAGCTAATCACAGTCAACATAATAAGTTTAATATGTGTCTTTAGTTTCAATTATTTCATCCATGAGAGAGTCTCAATGACTTCGACTGATGTTTGTGTTGCATCGTGTAGTCGAAGAAGAAAATTAACCAACGAGTTAGACGATACAGATATGTAATGAGGAGAGTACATGAATACAGTATTAACATTTGCTAAGAGAGAAATATTTGGATGTACAGAATGTGGATCTATTGATTTCAATATTGAAGCCGAACAGCATTTAGATGAGCAAAAAATTAGCCAGCTAATATGTTCTAATTACGATTGCAGAACTGTTTATAGAATGAGTGATGATATAGACATAGAGACTAACTAATGGTTAAATCTACAAACTCAATGAGTTTTGAAGAAGCTGAAGATCTTGTTACTAAGGGTAGTCAAGTAGGTAGAAACAAAACTTGGAAGAAGCAATCAGATCTTGCTTTATCTATGGACCTTACTCTTGATCAATTAAAAGGTAGATTAAAGTCAGCTAGGCATATTATTAAAATGCAAAGGGATGAAACAGATCACCAGCATTATACAATCCCTGGTCTTGAAAAAATGTCAGACCATGAAGAGATGTCTGCCGAAGAAATTATTTCTTATGCTCATCAAAATTGGAAAAAGAAAAAAGAAAAAGATGATCTACTTGAGCTAGTCCCTATAAAGTTTTCTAAGGATATTGTTACAGGCATATGCGTATGGGGTGATCCACATTTAGACGATGGAGGGGCAAATTGGGATGTCCTTACATCCTTAATGGAAACCTTAAAAAAATATGATCCAGATAGAGGATCTGAAGATCCAATCTATTCAGTAAACATTGGAGACTCTCACAACAATTGGATAGGAAGACTAAGCAGATATTACATTGAACAAAAAATGACTAAGTCGATGGTGTACAAAGTCATTGAACATTTAATTGAAGAAATTAATTTTATCTTATTAATTAGAGGTAATCACGACATGTGGGATCCGAGTAATATTAACTATGATAAGATGGATTGGTTTGCACAAGCATCTGGAACACTTGCAGTAGATTGGAGAGCTAATATAGATTTTCAATTTCCAAATGGAGTATCAGTCAAAGCCGATTTTCGCCATAATTTTTCTGGGACTTCGATGTACAATCCGCTACATGGAATGCAGAAAGCAAACTTGTTTAACACTAATGCAGATATATATGTGGCTGGACATTTACATAATTATGCAACTATGGAAATGCCATCAACAAACAAATCAAATTATGAATCAGGGTTTAAATCACCAGCACATTTGTTAAGAGTAAAAGGATTTAAAGATATAGATTCATATGCTGATCAACATGGTTTTCCCAGACAAGATTACGGACATGCTGGACTGATTGTAATAGATCCATTTACAACTCAACAGAACAGAATAAAGATCTACAGCGACATAGAATATGGAGCTAATATGATTAGATTATTAAATGACGATTATAGAAAAAAAGGAACAATTAAATGACAACATTATTAGGATCTTCACAAAGAAAAAGGAAGCAAGGACAAACTGCTGGAGTAGGTGGATCTGCTTTACCAAGTGGAACAAAATCTAATTCACCAGCTCAAAGAATTGCTGATCGTGGTAAGACAAAAGGCGTAGTCAGAACATCTGCACAGCCAAAGAAAAAACAAAAAAAATCTAACTATTAAAAAGGTCGCAGTCACAGATTAACCCTTTCGTGACTGCACTCGTGACTGCATTCTACGGATCAATAGGAGTCATTGTGTTTCACTAAATGCTTGTAATGTGCGCTAAATGAGACTACAAGACACTATTCAAGGGGTTCGATTCCCCTAGGGACTACCATCTCTAAGCCGTTGTTTTATAACGATAATCACTTAAAAAAACTCTCTGTGACTCCGTCTGTGACTCCATATTTTCTGCGATTTTCCGAAGATTTTATTTCTCTCGGAAAATTCCCCTGTTGACAGGTACGGCTATATTGGTGTAGTTTGTCTTTGTAAGTCAAACATATCAATTAACATATAGGAGGAAATGATGGGTTACAGAATATATCAAATAGACAGAGAGTGGAGAAAAAGTTTAGGTGAGGATTGGAGAAAGCATGACTTGTCCTACATCGAATTTTCTAGCAGAGGAAATCTAGCAGATAGATGGAAGCCAGAATATTTGGATCACTATAAACATGTTGTTTCATTAAATGTTTCAGACATAGATTTATGGGATGTTTATAGAACATTAAATGTTCATGCATTCTATCAAGACGATCAAGACATTTATGAAAATGTTATCTCTGATTACGAAACAAAAACTGTTGAAAGAGATGGTGAAGAAATTACATACAAAATGTATCACTCTTTAAGCATCGGAGATATTGTTGAAGATCTTGAGACTGGTAAAAAGTTTATTCTGCATGAAGACTTTGTAGACTTAAAGGAGATTAACTAATGAGATCTCCTTATAAAATTAGTCAAAGACAATTTAGAGCAAAAAAGAAAGGATGGTCCTCTTGGACCATCACTTTCCAAGATCCAAAATTAAAAGCTGAGTATAAAGATACTTATTTTAAAACTAGAGATCTTGCCGAAGCAACTGCTAAAGAAATTTACAAGAAAAAAGTTAATAACAAAATTGTACCTAAAGCTAAGAAGAAATCTGTAGACAATGTTTATTCTGTTTTCATGGAAAAAGATATTGATCCTCTTTATGATTCTAATCAGATGAGTAAAGATAGATATTCAAGATATGTCTTTGTCGGTAAATTATTAAAACAGCATGATCTTGGTAAAATGATTTGTGATGAAGTTAGGACCAGTGATGTTTCAGATTTTTATAGAGACAATAAATCTAAAGGCAGATCTAGGAAGACAATTCAAAATCATCATTCATGCCTAGAGAGATTTTTTGTTTGGTGTCAGATACAAGATTATATTACTGGAAGACCTACTGTGAAAAAAATGGTTAGAGGTTTATTTCAAAATGATTCTAAATCTTTTGATATTAAAAGTATCTCTGAAGAGAACATTAAACTTATTCAAGAAAATATTTTTGATGATACATTTTCACAGTTAATGTTTTTAATGGCTATTAAGACTGGCATGAGAGCTGGTGAGCAACTTGCCCTTACATGGTCTGATATTGATTTTGATAATGATGTTATCACTATTAATAAAAACATATCTGAAGGCGAGGGAACTAAAGCTGATAAGTTAAGTGAAAGTACAGTTATAATTGGTAGAAAGATTCCTCTTAATCCAGATCTTAAAAAAGCATTATTGTCTTGGAAGATGGAAACTAAATACAGCCAGGAAGATAAAGAAGTGTTTACTAGATATGGTGAAAGATTTAAAGCTTATGGTGGTGCTTCTACTTCATCAAGTTATAATTATGAAGGACAACCAGCTAGTTATGATTCTCTTAAATACATTCTTCATAACGCAATTAAAAAGAGTGGAGCAAGATCTATATCTTGGCACAGCCTAAGACATTATGTTGCAAGTAAGCTGATCCTAACTGATGGTGACTCAAAAGATAATCTTAAAAAAATATCATTGTTTCTTGGACACCAACAGATCGCAACAACTGAGAGAGTTTATGCTCATGTGATTGCTTTAAATAATTATCAGGATGAAAAAACTTTAGATATGGTGGC